TGGTTTGGCATTCTTCGTATTTTCGGCAGTTGTAGCAATGACATTCGTTTATTTGTCTGTTGATTTTCATGGTTCTATTCTTTGCGTAATCGGATGATATATTCGGCATTCGCGCATCCTTTGTCGATCATCTGAATACCGAGGAGTTTATCGGTGGCGTAGGATCGTACCCATTCTTCGTCGCATGGGGCGAGTTGCTTACTGTCCTGCGTGTTCCCATACAGAGCGAAATGATCGTCTTCCTCGACAATGCGGCAGGGAAAGGATTTTGCTATCCGATTCATGAATCGGTTGATCTTTTGTACATGGGGAGGGATAGGAGCTTTGATAATGCGATTCCCGTCCTCGTCTTCCCGATAGCAGTTCGGGCAATAATGATGACTGCTTACCGAATGCCAATCCTCCTCGGATGCTTCTTCTTCCGCTGTGCTGCGGTCATACCATGCACTATTATCATTGCTATTGATGAGGGTATCTCCGCAACGGTCGCACGTAACGCCGTATAAAATTTGAGGTTCAATCATGATTGTTAGCTTTCTTTTGTTGGTAATTCCGTTAAAACTCCGATTTCTTTTACCGCTTCGAGGACTTGTAGAATATCCCGCATTGCCGAAAGCACGCGAGGGTCAATCCCCTCTACGGAACAATTTTTAATCACGTTTCTCTGAAAATGAATCAGAAAATCCATGTCGTGATCGATGATTGCGGTTACAATTTTATTTGCCATTGTTATGCTGCTATATTGTTTTTAATCAGTTGCGTGCAAAGTGCCTCGCAGAGAACCCGTGCCATATTGACCTCGACGGCATTGCCGATGAATTTCTTTTGATCGGCCTGCGTCCCGACGAGGACGTAATCGGATGGGAAGCCCATGATCCGCTTCAATTCGGGTATGCGGAGCATCCGCATCTTGATGTCGATGATGCCGTACAACGCCATGAAACGCTTGATTTTTGCCATCGCTGGACTGTCATCAGTGGTTACGGCGATTGTGGCTCCTTGCTGCTTCATTCGGCAGGTTACGAGCTGGTGCTTCGGGTTGGTCGTTACCGTCGGAGCGGGGGTTTCGATGCCGCAGGGCGTTCCGTTTCCGTACTGCATATCCACGAATGCGAGCCTGTCCCTTGTCGTCAGCGTCGGCGCGGGTGCGTCGATGGAGTGGTTATGCCCGTTGCCGTAATATGCCGTGATGAACGAGTGGTGATCCCATGTCGTTATCGTCCCCGCAGGTTCCTCGACCGATACGCATTTGCCCGCTGGACTGCCTCCGTAGTGCTTGGAGAGGAAATTTACCTGCGCGATGCCGAGCCGATTTTGAGTTGCGACGGTCGGGCAAGGCTCGTCGATGCTCGGAGCGTGATACTTTCCCGTGCTACTCATCGAGTTCCATTTCACCAAGAACGCCTCTTTGCCTCCGGCTACGAACTTTATCAGGCCCGCATAAATTCGTTCCAGCGTCGCATCGACGAGCGGTTTTTTACGTCCGAAAATACTCTTGCCCTCATCCGTGAAGTCCAGCACCTCGCGCACGGGCTTCCAGCGTTGCATCTGACCGAATAACCCCGTCGCGCCGTCCTTGCTGTGCGTCGGTTCGGGGAACACTATCGGGAGGCTCCCTTTGGCGAAGATGCCGAAAAATCGGCGGCGAGTGGTGTATGCTCCGTAATCGGCCGAGTTGAGAATCCGATGCGCGAATCGATAGCCGTACCCGCAGACATTCGACACCCATTGCAGGTACAGTCGTCCTGCATCTTTGCTGATAGGCTTTCCGTTCTCGTCGAGGTCGCCCCACGACATGAACTCCTCGACGTTCTCGATCTGAATGTAGTCGGGGTTGATAGCCTCGATGTATCGAAAGAGATGCTCGGCCAACGTCCGGCTGTCGGAGTCGCGGGGCTGGCCTCCTTTGGCCTTACTGAAATTCGTACATTCGAGGCTGGCCCACAGGACGACGAACGCATCGGGATATTGCCGCCGCATTTCGGCGATATGAGCCGTCAGCGGGGAGAGTTCCAACATCCGAATATCCTCCGTGAAGTGCAGCGCGTCGGGATGATTGGCGGCATGAGAGGCAATCGCATTTGCATCATGGTTTACGCATCCGATGACCTTTGCACATTGCCGTCCCTCATATCGGGCGTTTTCAACGCCGGTAGAGGTTCCACCTGCTCCGCAAAATAAGTCGATGTATAGCAGTTTCATATCGCCTTATCTTTTGGTTTCGCATTCATTCCATCGACGCGCGATCTCTTCACCGAGTTTTGTAGCGTCGGGTAATGTCTCTTTGAAGTCGCGGTACAAATCACGGCTGAATAACTTTATTTGGCCGATAGGGATATTCCAGCCGCAGTCAGGGTCTTTGATGCAGAGATCAACCCGTCCGTGATTATCATCCGGTATGCAGAGTAGTTTTACCCGTTGGGTATCGAAACTACCCTCGACGAACTGAAATT